CTTATTTTTGAGATATGTTACAAAAGCGATTTTCATTTCATTTACCTCCTTCAGTTTTAGTGAACTTTACTCCACGGTAAATTTCATTATGCTGTTGAGGTTGTTGCTGTGCCTGCTGTTGCTGGCGACGAGCATCAGTGTCATATGCGACACCACGATATACTACTTGTGACATTAGGTTTTCTCCTTAGTTTTTTAGGTTAAAGAGCGTTCCTTCAGTCGGCTTTTGCGTTCGCTATTTGCAAATAGCGAATGAACGATCCGTTCCGAGTCGGCTTACTTCCGTCTGGTATTCCAGATGAACGATAAGAGTATCATATCACTCCTATTATAGTTAGTCAAGTTCAATTGTAATGTTTGATACAATTTTATCTTTCAATATAACTTAATGTATGATTAGTTGCAAACAACTGTTGAATAATTATATCGCATCCAATTTTTGGATTACAATCTCCACAAGTATAAACGTCCACTGCTGCTTTACCTTCTTCTGGCCAAGTATGAATACTAATATGACTTTCAGATAATAAACAAATTACCGTAACTCCTTGTGGTTCAAACTTTTTTGAGATTGTTTGAACCACTGTAGCACCACTTGCGATTGCAGCATTTTCCAACAAATCAATAAGACATTGTTCGTTGTCTAATAAAACGAATGAACATCCGTAAAGATTTAATAGATAATGCTTTCCCATTATAGTGGATTCTCCTCTGCTTCTTTAATCAATGAACTCACAATCTCTTCTGTTCCGTCCATTGTCTTAATAGCGTACAGAGATGACTTTTGGTATTTCTTAATTTTTTTGTACTTTTTTAAGAGTCTTTTTAGATCTTTTTTTGGAAGTTCAAACTCTACTTCAACGTTACTATCATTAAATCCTTTATTCATTTCTTTTTCTTTTTTTCAGGTTTTTGATATCCCCATAATTTTGGGTTTATTCTTCCATATCCAAAATCAATTTTTTGTACTGCACCTGGACCATATTTGTCGTAGTACATGTCAAAAATACGGACTCTTGTTCCTCGCGTTAAATCAATATAATCTTTATCTTTAACACGATACCAAACTAGATATGCATCGCTAGGAAAAGAAGAATCTTTTGCTTGGATAAGAGTTGTTTTTTCTAAAATAATATCACACCCATAAGATTTAGGCAGAACATTTTTTTCCTCTCTCCCATTATCTGCCATATCTTTCTCCTTTTCTGTTGCTACTGTCATGAACGACCACCCCATTGAATATCGGGATATGCCTCTTTTACGTTCTCAAAACTTATTTTATATTTATCTGTAAGTTTTTTATCCTTAGTAAGAATTAGCACTTCCGCTTCTTTTGGATGAAGACCTTGAAGAAGGTTAATAAACATCATTTCTCTGCGAATTGTGGAAAGACCATTATTTCCACCCTGAACGTAGTGATAAAGATTTTGATATTCTCTGCGAAGAGATGTCTTTCCTCTACCTTCAAGATCTTGTGTTGTTGCTGCTTCACCACCAGAAGCTTCTCTTACAAGATTATCTGAAAGATTTCCAGAATAAACATTCTGTTCATTAACATCACCATAAGGAACAGGTCCCTCTGGTAGTAAAGAAACTACACTAGAATCAAAATTCCAAATAAAAATAGTTTTCAGAGAATCATGCTCATAAGTCTTTAAGACTTCTACTTTTTTCTGATTGGATCTTTGTTTAGACGCAAGTTCTAAAATTTCAAAGATAAAAGGATTTACAGGAAGAGTTTGAATTGGTTTTTCAACTGTCCTCTTCTTCGTTGTCGTAGTCATAATCGTAATCGTTTTCAAATCGTACAGATACTATTTCGTCAGGTATCACCTGTCCATTTTCATCAAAGAACTCTGGATGCAAATATGGAGGTCTTGTTTCTAACAAATGCCTATACACTAACCATCCTATTATACCTCCTGTCATAAAAAAGAGCAACGTGAACATTACTGTGAATGTTATAACATATGCTGTTTCCATTTGTTTTCTCCAGAGAGTTTATTTTTTTCTAACATCAATATGAAATTCTATAAAAAAATGAAACTCTCTTCTGAGGAGAGAAATCATTTTACCAAACTTCACTTGAAAAGTCTTTGGTTTTGAAGTTCTCCTCTTTCTACTCCTTAATAGTAGTTCTACTCCACGATTAATTTGGAGATCATTGTTATTTAGTTTGTTTTTTCCGTCTTCCTGGTCGTTTGTCATGATTGTATTTCCAGGCGTCTTCAAGAATGCCACATAGATAATTTCTTATTTTTCTTGCTTGAGGTTTAGGAATGTGACCATAACCTTCACGAAGTTGTTTATGTTCATTATCACCACCACCTTCCAAATATTCATCTAAGTCTGCAACAAGACTGCTGATTTCATTTGCGGTTGTGCTTTTAATAAACTCTTCTACTTCATATTTTTTAGTTCCGCGAATTTTCAGATAATCATAAAATTTTAACACAAACTGACCATTAAAAGCATAATCAATTGCTTTTTCTACGTCATAATAAATTTCATGAAAATTTTTATTCATTAGATAACTCTATTTTCCTTAAGGTATCTTACAGTATCTGTGCATCCACCAAGAAGAGTTTCATCATTTAAGACAACTTGAGGGAATGTTGCACCATTTCCAAATTCTGCAATAAACTCATCTCTAGTAAAATCTTGTCCCATTTTATATACAACATGTTCTAATTTAGCAAGAGTTAAAACTTGTTGTACTTTAACGCAATAAGGACATCCATCTTTTGAATAAACTGTAAATTTCATAAATTTTGCAAAGTTTTGTAAAGAGTTTAATATTATATATTAATTAATTGTGCATTACTTTGTGTAAGATACATTTCATTTTCTGAACCAGTTACAAAATCTTTTCCTTTTGGCAATCCTAGTTGTCCAGGAAGTTGTTTGTCAGTTGTTGAAGTTACGTCAATAATTTGATCCAAAATAAATCTTTCTTTTCGGTATGCTCTATTTGCTGGATTCAATCCTACTATCATTTGAGCATCTTCTAGAGTAGCACATTCACATACTTTTACTCCGTTGTTTAGATTAATTACTGAATAAAATTCATACATTTTTTTATTCCTAGATGACTTATCATAATGTTTTTTAGGTGGTCTGTAAAGACCTGGCCAGGTATCCCTAATAATCTCAGCAAGTTTATATGGTGTCTCGGAACTAATCATTTAAGCATTCCCTTAAGTAAGTGTGTTGCTTCAGAGAATCTATCAACATAGTGAATGAGTTTCATTTCTTCTCTGGTCATAAAACCATTGTCAAGCATTTCATCCTCTATCCAGTTCTTCAAGGTTCTCCACATTCTACCTACACATATTATAGGTTTTTTCTCCATATGGTCAACCTGAACCAACTGGTAGATAAGTGCCATTTCAAGAAGTGTGCCAATACCTCCAGGAGTGACAATAAATGCATCACAATCTGCAAAGGTTTTTAGTCTTGAATAGAATGTTTCGTGTTGTTCATACTCTTGAACATACTTATTCACTCCTGCTTCAAATGGTAGATAGATTGCTTGAGCAACTGAGCATAATGATTCTCCGTTGCAAGCACTCATCGCACCTTTGTTTGCTGCTTCCATAGTTCCAGGACCACCTCCCGTAACTACAATCCAACCTTGTTCTGCGATATTCTTGCCAAGTTTTTCTACGGCACTATAAAGACCTGATTCTGGGTTAGTTCTAGCAGACCCAAATATTGCTACTTTTTTCATAAATTATCTAAAGTTTTTTTCGGGACTTATAACTGAAATAAGAAAGAGAGATACCCCACATAATATGAAGAAAATTAAAATTCCAAGCATAAATACAGGAGTTCTTGTGAACTCCTGTATTTATTTTAAGTTTGTCCTTGTGAATAAACAGGTTGTAAGATTCCTCCATCTTGGTCATCATCATTATCATGATCTTCATTAAGAATGATAATAGCAGCAAATACAAATAGAACCAAGTATAGAAGATACTGCATACTCATAGTGCGTTGCCTCTAGGTAGCACTTCTTCTGGGAAAACAAACTGTTCATGAGGTTGATCTACTGGTGCCATCCAAGCACGAAGACCTTCATTCAGAAGAATGTTCTTAGTGTAGAAGGTTTCAAACTCTGGATCTTCTGCTGCACGAATTTCCTGACTCACGAAATCATAAGCACGAAGATTCAGGGCCAGTCCAATAATACCAATAGAAGAAGTCCAAAGACCCATAACGGGAACAAAAAGCATAAAGAAGTGTAACCAACGCTTATTGCTAAAAGCAATACCAAAGATTTGCGACCAGAAACGATTTGCTGTAACCATCGAATAGGTCTCTTCTTCCTGGGTCGGTTCAAATGCTTTGAATGTATTTGATTGTTCTCCATCTTCAAATAGGGTGTTCTCTACGGTTGCTCCATGAATTGCACAGAGCAGAGCACCACCTAGAATACCAGCAACTCCCATCATATGAAAGGGGTTGAGGGTCCAGTTGTGGAAACCCTGAAGGAATAGAAGGAAACGGAAAATAGCAGCAACACCGAATGAAGGTGCAAAGAACCAACTGGATTGACCCAGTGGATACATTAGGAATACGGAAACAAATACAGCAATTGGACCAGAGAATGCAATTGCGTTATAAGGACGGATGCCTACCAGACGAGCAATCTCAAACTGGCGAAGCATAAAACCGATTAGAGCAAACGCTCCGTGTAGTGCCACAAAAGGCCAGAGTCCCCCAAGTTGGCACCAGCGGACGAAATCTCCCTGAGCTTCTGGACCCCAGAGAAGTAAAAGGGAATGTCCGAGAGCATCAGCAGGAGTAGAAACAGCAGCGGTAAGGAAATTACAGCCCTCAAGGTAAGAACTCGCAATACCGTGAGTATACCAGGAGGTGACGAACGAAGTTCCTGTAAGCCACCCACCCAGAGCAAGATAAGCACACGGGAATAATAGTAAACCAGACCAACCGACAAAAACAAACCTATCACGCTTAAGCCAATCGTCCAGAACATCAAACCACCCCCTTTGTTGAATTGGTTGTGAAAGTGTAGATGAAACCATCAAACCTCCTTTGTTATTTCTCATATTTATCTTAACATATGTTAACAAAGAGGTCAATCGGTATTAGTGCTCAATTTTTGATTTGCATATTCCATAATTTCTTGAATGGGTAATTCTTTTGTAAAATGCTCCGACCCACCAATTATACCATCAATTTTCTTTTGGTATTGTTTGTAAGTTTCTAAAATATATCTCTCGCAATCAAATACTTCCTTATGAGATGCTTTCCATTCTCCAAGTTCTTTTATAGTTTCAGTAAATCTATATTTTATTCCGTGAAAAGACCTACCGATTTTATAAGTTCCATATATGGTTTCAATAAAATATAAGTAGTCTTCTCTATCAGACCATTCTTCCTTGAAACCAAAAAATCCATAACTTTTTGATACACCAACAGTTCCAGCATTCCAAGTTGGTTTTCCAAATGCAGGATTATTTTTCCCAAGTTTTGATTTTCTTTTGCAGCAGAATGCTTCATCACCCTTTTCTGCAACAGCAATAAAGTTTCTTATGCTCATAGTTCTTTGTCCAGTACAAGGACAACTAACAATCACATCAGTTGAACGACGAACAAGTTTTTCAGGAAGATGGATTAACTCCAATCCTCTCCTTTCACATTCAGTTATTACTAGTTGGTGCAAGTCCATAAAGGTTGCTCATAACTTTCCAAATTATTTATAAAAAAAGAGACCCTTTCGGGTCTCCTTATTATATCCGATATTTAGTTTTAAATCAACCGATTGTTGGAGCAGTAAGAGCAACTGGAGTTGCTTCTGCTGCAGCAAGGTCAAGAGGGAAATTGTGCAATTGTGTTATCGTAAAGACTCTTTATTCTTTACTTCTTACTGTCGCCAGTAAGTTCAGACTATCTCTTCATCCTTAAGGTTATTAAGGAGTCGGGCATTCGTGGGTGGATTATTGTTGGGACTCACCACCTAGTCGTTAGACCTTCCAGAAAACTTAAACCCTTTCTGGCTTGGTACGGGATTGTCTCATAGAGAGTTTCCCCGTTTAACCCGATTTTACTAATGCCTATTACTAGGCAACAACACCAACAAATCTAGCGTTGCGCTCGTGCATTACTTCCATGCCTAGGTTTGCACGATTAAGTACGTCTGCCCAGGTGTTCAGAACTTTACCTTGTGAGTCAATAATACTCTGGTTAAAATTTAGTCCGTTAAGGTTAAAAGCCATAGTAGAAACACCAAGAGCAGTAAACCAGATACCAACTACTGGCCACGCCGCTAAGAAGAAGTGAAGTGAGCGTGAGTTATTGAAGGAAGCATATTGGAAAATAAGGCGACCAAAATAACCGTGAGCAGCTACAA